ACATTAGAACCATCTAAAATTTTATGTGATGGGAAACTAGAACTTGTGATGTAATAATATTGATCATCTGCAAATATAGCAGAGACATCTGTAGATACTTGATCTAATGATGATGCTACTGCTGGTACAGTAGGAACATTTACAGCTGCACCAGAACCTAGTATCCATCTAGTTTGATTTGTACCTACATTTACTATCTTAGGATCAGCAGTCTCAAAACCAGGATTTGATATCTGTATTTTATCTCCTACTGCAGAATATGGTTGGGAGTCTGTTGGTTGTAAATTATATACAATACCCATTGTCAACAATGTGACACCAGATCCAGTTATCGTAATTGGTCTGTAAACTTCTGTGCCAACATCATGTGGTACAGCAGTTTGTGCTGATCTGTTATTGATTACAAATTGAGTTACATTTTTATCGTCAAACGTAATTGTTTCATTGCCAATCAAAACTGATCCTGTGGCATCCCATCCGACTGTAGAGAATACATTTATCCTATCTCCTGTAGATGCAGTTCCTGATAAAGATGTCTCAAGTCTAGTCTTAGTTGAGACACCAAATACACCATTGACTGTCTCAGGTGCTAAGACAATATTATAAATCAACTCATCATCTCTTGTCCCATCAGAGTATACATTGTCTACTATAGCATCTGCATAATCAGTCTCGTCTGTATCAGATTGGACTATTTTCTTTCCTACTAAATTTTTTACATCACCAGATATAACTTTACACTTAAGTGCATATACATTTATCCAATCAGCATTAGATGCTTTGTATGTAAAGTCTCTTGGTTTGTATACCTCTGGTTTGACTATAGGTCTTCTTCTTCCTCCGTTATCAACGAAGATCATATTACCTTCGTCACCCTCAAGACCAGACATGTAGCGGTGATACGCACAGAAGTAGTAAACCTTTGCAGGTCCTTCTATGTTCATCATGAATTCTGGTTGATATTCACGATCATAGTTGGTCTTCACACCAAGAACAGGTTTATCATTGAAGAATAACTCACCACCATTCAAATAACCGTCTGGTGTAACGCTAAACTTCATAGGGTGACCCTGTGTATGAATAGCAGTAGGTTTATTAGATGGATCAGACTGATTCCATATGATTTGCCAGTTTTGGAAAATAATTATATTCTCTGGTGCAAGATAATACTTACCTCTTGCAAAAGGACCGAAGAGAAATGGTAACTTACCAAAGTTAATATAGAAAAGACCGTTAGGGAAGTTGTATATTGTCCCAGCAGTGAAAGATCCTCCTTCACCTGTAATAGTATCTCCTTGTGTAAAACTATACGATGTAGGTTGCCTAAAATATATTCTTCTAACTTGACCTTGATCGTTGAATAATACTTTTGCTACCTCAGCACTAGCATTACCACCACTTTCTCTAAGGACTTCACCAACTGTAAATGTTCCAGTAGGATTTACAACATCTATAGCTATGTTGTCGAACTCGGATCTGATGAACCACTCAAACTTTGCTAAGTTTCTAACATTAAGTGCACCCTCTGGAAACTGTGGATGATCAGCATCATCTACAATAAGAGTGTTGAAAATAAATTTGATAGAACTATCAGTTCCTTTTGCTTTATAGAACTTTTGTATGTTCTTAATTAATGCTCTCTTGTCTACACTCTTTCTAAGATATTTCTCAGGAAAAGATGCTAAGTATTGTTTCTCAAAATTCTTTACTAATGCATATAGAAATAAATTACTGACATTAAAAACTTTCTGACCAGCAACATGTGGTGCAGAGGAAGTAGTTACAAAGTTACTCTCACTGTATAGATCACCAAGCGTTAAGTTACCGCTAACACCCCTAGAACAACCTTGAAGCGTTGTATTTGTTCTAGTGGCATAGAAAATGATCTCATCATCAATTCTTACATATCCGTCCTTCTGTGGAAAACTCGTCGCATTTTGTAGTACAATTGTATCATCAGTATTACCGATACTAGTGACCAAAGTATCATGCTGTCTAAGGATATTTTGTTCATAATAATCAATGTCTGTATATTGTTGAAGATTGCTAGCAATATCTAACGTACCACCTTGCACCTCCTGTGCTTCATAGTACTTCGTTACAAACTTACTAAACAGTTCATATTCTGTACTAATAAACTCAGGAAGTTGTGTCTCTATCAGAGTGGAGATTCGCTTCGTTTTTATTGTAGGCATCTACTTACTCTTTAAATGCGGTGAACGATGAATTAGCAACATCAACATCAAGGTACACTTCACGAAGTGCTGCGATGTCGTTTGACAATGGTTTGACCCTTAACTCAATACGATTATCAAAGAAACTTCCTTTAATAATAGTAAGAGCATACATTTTTAATTCACCATGCTCATAATCTATATCACCAATATCACTGTCTAGAACAACCTTTTCACCTGTTACGCTATCTAGTCTATATAGGACAATTTTCTCATTCCTATCTTCTACATAAACGTCAAAATTAGGATACTCAGTCACCCTAAATCCAGTTGATGACAAGACTGGTTCATCACAATCTTTGTCAAATGCGTTTTGATAACATACCTCATAATAGAAGGTAGAATTTAACTGAGGTATAAAATCTTTTCTCATTGTGACACTAGTGAGATTAGAATTGATACTAACATCTGAATCATCAATCACACCAACAAATTTACTATACCTAAACTTGCCATTAAATTTTTCTGTATCACTATTGTCAATAAATGCTTGAACACCACCTATGACTTTATCTCTAATCTCTGCAGTAGTCTGATCAGTAATTGCACCATTGTAAAATATTTTACTTTTTAACTCCACAAACAAAATAGAAGGATCTACTATACGTGGTTCTACAGATGCAACCACATATTTTTTAAGATCTTCTATAATTTGCTTTTTAGTAAGTGATGTTAGATAACTTGCATCAGTTGGTTTTAACGCAATGAATACCTTTCCATATTCTGGCGGTACTTGATCTTCTCCACCAAATATAATGATATCACTAGTTGCTGGATATACTTTACGAACGATTGCTTCATAGTCTTGTGTTGTAACTGCACGATCTTGTGCTCCATATGCTTTAGGAGCAGTAAATTTTATATTTTTTGTAGATTCTTGATCTTCACCACCAGAAGAGGGAGTGACATCAGTAATTGTTGCAGCAAATCCATTAGGTGAAACACCATTAGGGTTTTCTACAACACCAGAGAATACAAATGACTTTACACCATTGCTCTCAGGTCCTAGTGTTGTTAAATATGATACCTCAATACGTGTATTACTTGATAATTTTTTACCCAATACACCATCACCCATTATTATCTCATATCTTTCGTCTTCTATCTCTTCTAAAAAGAATATCTTTGAGTCACGATCAACATTTAGAATATTGTCTGCAACTAGATATGGTTCGTTAAAACTACCACCGCCAGGATATACTCTAACTCTAATTGTATTAGTATCAATGTTTCGATTATCTAAAATAAATCTTTGTGAAGTTCCTGTTTGAGTTCCACTACTCTTTGTGCCTGTAGTATTAACAGTAAATGTATTGAGTATTGATGTTCCTTCTTTAATAGCTACGTCAGTAAAAGTAGCAACATCATTTATAACCTGTGCTTTTACATCATCCAATACAACATAGTTGTAAAGTTGATTGTCGAAACTTGATCTAAATCCTGTTCCTGCTCTTAAAATTAATTCTGTATCAGATGTAGGAGCACTGTAGGCAATATTAAACGATACAAATGCTGTTGGTGCAGTAGCACTCTTGGGTCTATATCCTAATTGTTTTGCTAAGGATACCACATTGTCTCTCAACGTTGCTGAATCAATGAACATCTCATTGACTACCATATTGGTATTGAACGCTGTATAGTAAGTATTATAAGCAAGTGTGTCTAAGAGAGTTGCTAATGTTGATCCCTCAAAATCATAGTCAGTAAAATCTGACTGTGCTCGCATATAATCCTTGAGAGCAGTTTTGATATCATCAAAATCTAAATTGGCAACCTGAGTGTATGGCATTATCGTGTACGCTCTAGAAAGAATTCTACCGTTACTGGTCTGTCATCTCTACCCTTAATTACATACTCAAGTTCTATATCAAATCCGTTATCAGCATCATTGATGAAACAAGCTATTTGTCTTATAGCTATCCTTGGTTCAAAACTTTCAAGAGTTGAAACTATCTCTGCCTTTATCATTGCTGCAGAACCATAATCTAATGGTTCAAACAACATCTTTTGTATGCCACTTCCAAGTTGAGGTTGAAATGGTCTTTCACCCCTAGTTGTTAGTAATATGTTTTTAATTGACTGTGATATCGCAGCATTATTTTTTACTGTTACCAAATCATCGGTAACAGGATGTTTTTTGAATGTGACACTCAAATCTTTAAATGTCGATATCTCTGGCATTTAGACACAGCATTGGCTGTTTTTATTTATCCGAGTTATCCCAATGTTCTTGCCTTGCACTCCATTCTTCTAAATATTCTTTCTTTCTCTCCATCTCCCACAACTCTCGATCATTGTTCTTATTAGCATTTTCATGTGGGTCGTGAAAACTTAAACCTAGTGACTCAGACTCGTACTCTGAGATGAGTTTCTTACCACTCTTTTTAAATTCTTCGGATTTGTCTACTTTAATCACCATTTTCTTTCTCCTTGGGTGTTTCCCAAAAGTAATCGTCTGTGTCGCCTAAGCGTCCCCAGTCAGTCCCATTCTCAACTTGATACTCTATGGTAGAAACCTTAAAGTCTGGTGTCTTGGGTTTATCAGGGGTGATAGAGAGGTCGTACAGACGCATCCTATTATTCGGATACAATGCAAACTGTCCATTCTCTAATGCAATACAATTATGACTCTTATGCTCTTGTGGTGTTTCGCTTACATTATTATCTATCACATCTATGTTCGCATGATAGTTATCAAGAGTAAAAAGATACTGACCACGCATCAAACCATGGTCTCTTGTGCGTATCTCCACATCCATAGAAGCAATGAAACCTTTATTGATACACATCACACCATAGTCCATACAATTCCAAAATTGTAGATTCTCTAGACTCATATCGGGCGTCGGCGTTTTCGGTCCTCGGAGAAAAGCACTCAACGG